ACTTCGCTAAAGCTGTAGATATTGATAAGTCCTATTTATCTCAAATGCTAATGGACCCATCACAAAAAGGTGCACGTGGTGTTAGTGAAGCTAAAGCTCGTCAGATTGAAATCAAACTTGGCCTTGAACCAGGGTGTTTAGATAAATTTGACTGTTCTAGCCCTTTTGGAACAAGCGAAATTAATAACGGTATATTACGACCATTAGAGGTTAAAGATACTGATGCAAATTATGTAATGGTCCCAATCTTTGACGTAAAAGCCGCTTGTGGTTCTGGCTACTCTAATCAAGAAGAGCTTATAAATGGTGGGCTTGTCTTTAAAGAAAGCTTTCTAAGAAAGAAAGGCTTATCACCAAAACTTGGTGACTCCGCTATAATTTTTGGTGATGGTGACAGCATGTCTCCAAGTATCAATCACAACGATGCTATTTTGTTGGATTTAAAAGTTAGAAACCTAGATAGCATCGTCAGTGGAAAAATATATGCCTTTGTAGCGAATAAAGAATTAAGAGTTAAGCGTATTTTTAAAAATATTAATGGAAGCTTAAGAATCACATCTTATAATAGTGATAAGAACACATTTCCTGATGAAATCATTTCATCAGAAAATCTAGATATGATTGATATTTGTGGGCGTGTTACCTGGCGAGGTGGAGACTTGCAATAATTAAAGAAATTTACAATTTACCCGATGAAATCATCGGGTTTTTTTTGCCCTAAAAAACATTAAAATTATCTTTTGATAAACAATTTATAAATATTTTGATAATTTATTTATCATTTGCTATTGCTCATTAAATTATCTTTTGATAAATTGCATTCGTAGATAAGAAAAAAGCCCGGCGACTCTCACATCAAACCGGACTTTTTATAAACAACGAGGCGATTATGACTACAAAACCATACCATGTCAACCCAAACCTAGTTGGGTTATCAATTCTAAGTGTGCTTGGTGCGATATCTGTTGGCACTTTAGCATTTGAATCAAAACAACCTACTCCACAGTATGAAGTACGTGTTGCGCCTGTCGATGCTGGTGTGCAATCACTTCACCTTACTTCTGACACTTCTGGTGTGGCTGCAATCAAATTAGACGAGTTTTTAATTTACGTGAGCTTTGATTTTGAAGCACACCCTGATAGCTACGGCGTACCAGGATCTGACATTACAGCAATTGATATCACCAATCTTGCAATCGATAAGATCACGGACGTAGACGGCAAGTCATACAGTGATTTCACCGACTACAACGACCACCGCAATATCAATTTATTGCTCGCTGGTTTCATTGAGAAAAACAAACTGGTGGAGGTGTAATCATGGCTTTACAAAATGTGGTTTACGCAAACGAGCCAATTCACGTTGAAACTATTGTGGCTTATTACTATGCCGATCCTGACATTGGTAAATCATCTTTAGCGTTTACAGCAAAAGACCCTATTCTTTTTGACTTCGATAAAGGTGTACATCGTGTAGGCCCCTTACGTCGTGGTACCGCAGTTCAAGTTCAAAAATGGACAGACGTTTCTAACGTAACTGAAGAAGATCTAAAGCCGTTCAAAACCGTTGTATTCGATACTGTTGGAACAATGCTGGACTGCGTAAAAGTGCATTACCAAGGCATTAAGGGTAATACACAACGTGACGGCAATCTAACTCTTAAGGCTCAAGGCTATGCTGGTAATGATTTCATAGGTCTTATTAATCGTATCCGCAGTTATGGCAAAGATGTTTTATTTGTTGGTCACGCAGAAGAACAACGTAATGATGATTTGTTAATTCATCGCCCATCGATGACCGGTAAAAACCGTGACGTGCTTTATCGCATTTCCGACATCATGGCTTATTTGACCTACGAAAAAGCACCAGATGGCCAAATTGTACGTGTCCTGAAATTTTCAGCTTCAAATTCACACCATGCTAAAAACTCAGGAAATTTAGGTGCTGATTCAGGTGGAAATATTGTGCTACCCGATCTAATGCATTCACCAACTTTCTTTGGTGATCTCATTCAACAAGCAAAAGATCATTTAAACACCATGACACCTGCTCAACTTCAAACGATGAAAGCAATTGAGGAGCGTGATCAGTTCTTTGCTGAGTGCGATCAGGTGAACTTTGTCTCTGAGTTCAATACCCTTGTTGAGCAGCTTGATAAGCAACACCTGCACTACAAAGAGATGCGCACCCACTTTGTCAATCGAGCAAAACAACTAGGTTTTGTTTTTGATCAAACCAAAGGGAAATTTACAGATCCAAACTCACAACCTTTTATTGATCTTGAAGAAAATCAATTAGCAGATCTTCAAAGCTTCATCGATGCACGTGGCTTAGATGCAAAAACAGTCTGTGAACATCTAGGCATTGATGCACTTAACCAAATTGAAGCCAATCAATTGGCGGCAACTCAACAAGAAATTGAACAACTTGCGAAGGAAACAATAACAGCATGAACGCAATCATCCTAGATACTGAAACTCATACGATTAATGGGTATCCAATTGAAATCGCATACGGCCCTTGCTCATTTGAGCAAGGTGAGCTGTGGTTTGACCAGGGGCAAGTGTTTGACGAGTTCTTTTCTTGTCCTGAGCCTATTAGCTTCGGTGCGATGGCTGTACATCACATTTTAGAATCTGACATTGCCGGCAAGCCAAGTTACGACACTTTCCGCTTACCACAAGGTTTTGATTACATCATTGGTCACAACATCAACTATGACATTGAAGCAATTAATAAGTGTGGATCTGATGTACCTAGCAAGTCGATCTGCACCTTGGCATTGGCTCGTTTCGTTTGGCCAGAATTGGATTCACGCACTTTAGGATCTCTATTCTATTTCTTGTCTGAAGATAAAGCAGATGCACGTGACCGCTTGCGTAATGCCCATAGTGCGAAATACGACATTTGGTTTACCTACATTGTGCTGAAAAACATCTGCTTGAAGCTTGGCATCAAAGACATGAACTCGCTTTATTTATTGTCAGAGCAAGCACGTACACCAACAGTCATGCCTTTTGGCAAGCATAAAGACACACCATTAAAACAGGTACCTAAGGACTACATTCGCTGGTTATTAGGTTCAGGTGAAATTGATCCATACCTTCGTAAAGCATTGGAGGCTGTATGAGTCGACCACTTTACCTATGGGCTTATTCCGCTCAACTGAACAATCGTGTGGTGCATGGGGTTGTTGAAGCACCGACGTATTCAGATGCACAACAGCGTGTTTTTGATGACAACGGACTTGTTGAACGTGTCATTCACATACGTGTTGAGCACAGTAAAACCGCACGCAACAAACCTTATATCAAATGGCGCAACAACTTAGAAAAAAAGGAAATGTCAGCATGAAAATTTTAAACGGACAAGAAGCTTTTGCAGCACTTTCTGCAGGTCAAAAAATTGAAGCGCGTCATCAGCAAGCAACTGAATTTGATTCATTGGATAACTTCCCAGCCACTATTTTGGTAAATCCTGAATATGAATTTCGTATTGCTCTGACATTCATCACTATTGGTGAAATGCAGGTACCTGAGCCTGTGAAGGAAGCACCAGCGAAGGGTGTCCAATACTTTGCGCCATCGTTATTAACTGAAGAGCTTAGCAAGTCGTTCAAGTGGAAAAATTCAGATTTGGATTTAGCTTTGTTGCAACGTGGCCAAGTTCACTTTGAGCAAGAACATGCAGCAACCCATGCTAAGGCATTAATCGCGATCAGTGGTGGCACAACGCAACCAGCTGTTGAAACACAAGTTCAAGATGGAATTGAATCAATTACGCAGGCTGAATCGGATTCAGTAGATGAAGTACTTGATGAAGCAGATCCAGCCATTCAAAAGTTTATCGATGCTATTGATAAATGTTCTTCTGACTATGATTTACAGGGTGTTGAGCGCAATCTTGATGGTAATCAAAATAAATTGCATAACGTTGAATATGAGCAATTAAAGCAACGCATTGCTGAAAAGCGTGAAAGTTTTTTTGAAAACAAACAACCTGTGATTACTGCTCAACATGAGCAAGTGGAAAACGAAGTCACTGAGACTGAGCAACCTAGCTTGAGTGATTTAATTGACGATCAAGCAAAGAGCGCAGTTCAGGACAAAATTGCTAAAGATGCCATGTCAGGCAATGGTCAAGCTAGCTATCCAATCGACATGCTTTACACCAAAAAGAAGCAAATGCTGATCAGTAAAATTCAAGAAATAGATTCGATTGAAGCATTGGAACGCCTTGCACCTGCGATACCGGCTGCAAAACTCAATCCTGAAGATCACCAAGAGCTATTGCGAATCTACGCTGAGCGTAAGACTGCAATGCAACATGCTGATGCATAGGTGTCTTATGAAATTCAACTATTCCTCTATAACCCGAACACTCACAGTGTTCGGGGCGAGAATGATCCATATTTTTGAAAATGTAGGTATTGGTGAAATTGAAACCCTGGTCATCAATGCAAAGTTAAAAGAAGCCACTTGGAGATAGTGATGGATATTCAGAAAGACAAGGATTTTGAAACATCTGAAGATCAACAGGAAAGCATCATTGACCAGTTCATTTC